AATGGCTGCGAATAGAAGTATCTTTATTGATCAATCACAATCATTAAATTTATTTATTGCTGACGCAACAAAAGCAAAATTACTTGCAGCACATTTGTTTGGATGGAAATTAGGTTTAAAAACTGGTATGTATTATTTACGTACAAGATCTGCTGTTGACCCATTAAAAGGGTTGGGTATAGACACTTCGACAAATAAGCCTGTAGAACAAGCTATACAACAGACAGTTAATTACGCCACACCATCTAATAACTCAATTATTAGTGAGGAAACCCCCGAATTAGTGATGATCAACCAAAGACCAACGGATTCTCCGTTTGAGTGCGAAGGATGTGGTTCCTAAGATAATGGAAGACTCCCTCAAAGGAAACTGTCGCCAAGGCGTACCTTGGGCTTCCAGGTTTTGAGAATACAGGGGGTGAATATCAAGACACTATTTGCGACACTTTAAAAAGGTGTCGCATTTTTTATTTAAATCTATTTTCTTATTGTTTATATTTATTGTTATGGCTACAAAATTTGGTATAGATTTTCCATTTAGAGATAGTTTAGTTGGTGACTATCTTAGAATGACCGAAACAAGAGACGAAGAGATACGTGCTAACCTTATACACTTGTTGTTAACAAGAAAAGGTAGCAGATATTTTTTACCTGATTTTGGTACAAGATTATATGAATACATATTTGAATTGAATGATTCGGTAACTTATTCAAATATTGAGGACGAAATAAGAGATGTTGTTAAAAAATACATACCGAACCTAGAAATAAACTCAATAAAAATCACCAACCCAGAACTTGAACCAGATGAGTCTTCATCGGTTAGTGAAGATGAAGATTCTAGATTATTTAGAGTTGGTGATACATCAACTAAACCGTATACAGCAAAAATAAGAATCGATTATACAACAAATGATTCAACCTTTTCAACATCTGATTTTATAATTATCAATATATAATATGAGCAAAAAAATATCATATACAAATCGTGACTTTGCCGGCCTAAGACAAGAGCTGGTTAAACTAACTAGGGATTATTATCCAGATATAGTTCAAAATACTAACGACTCTTCGATATACTCGGTTTTATTGGACCTTAATGCTGCTGTTGCGGACAACCTGCATTTCCATATAGACAGAGTGTGGCAAGAAACCATGCTTGATTTTGCTCAAAAAAGACAATCCTTGTTTCATATCGCCAAAACTTACGGCATAAGAATACCAGGATCAAGACCATCCGTTGCTTTATGTGATTTTAGTATTATTGTACCTGTTAAGGGGGATAAGGATGATGAAAGATATGAAGGTATTTTAAGGGGCGGCACCCAAGTTTCCGGTGGCGGTCAAATATTTGAAACGTTAAACGACATTGATTTCTCAAACCCATTTAATGACAAAGGCGAGCCCAACAGATTAAAAATACCTAATCGTGATAATAATGGTAATATACTTTCATATACCATAACAAAAAGAGAACCTGTTGCAAATGGTGTTACTAAAATATTCAGAAGGGTTATTACTCAAAGAGACCAAAGACCATTCTTTAAATTATTTTTACCCGAACAAAATGTTCTAGGTATCACATCAATGATCCATAAAGAAGGTACAAATTTTGTTTCAAACCCAACTAACGCAGAATTTGCTTCAGTAGAAAATAAATGGTATGAAGTAAAATCACTTATTCAAGATAAAGTATTCGTACCCAACACAACCACTGTTTCAGATAGAAATAATTTTAAAGCTGGCGAATATTTGAGAGTAACTAACAAGTTTATTACAGAATATACACCTGAGGGATATTTCTACATAACATTTGGATCGGGGAATGTTGATCCACTCGATAATTTAGAAAACTATATCACAAATAATCTAAAAGTTAATTTAGGCACATATCTCAATAATATGTCTTTAGGAGCAATTCCAAAACAAGACACAACTCTTTTCATAAAATATAGAATTGGTGGAGGTAAAGAAAGTAATCTAGGTGTTGGTGTATTAAATAATGTTGAAAATTCCGAATTTATAATAAACGGACCAAACAGTGCTATAAACGGACAAGTTACACAATCTTTAACTGTAACAAATATAACTCCAGCGGTCGGTGGATCTGATCAACCAACAATTGAGGAATTAAGAGGAATGGTTGCATACAACTTTGCAGCCCAAAATAGAGCAGTAACACTTAATGATTATAAATCAATGATTGAAACCATGCCATCAACATTTGGGGCTCCGGCTAAAGTAAATGTGATGGAAGAAGATAATAAAGTTAGAATTAAGTTATTATCATATGATGAAAATGGTAATCTAACAAACGTGGTTTCAAACACATTAAAACAAAATATTTTAAACTACTTATCCGAATACAGAATGATTAATGATTATTTGGATATCGTTAGCGGTGAGGTTATTGATTTAGGAGTTGAGGCGGATGTCTTATTAGATAAAAACCAAAACTCAACTGAGGTTGTTAGAGACATTATTGAATCAATTACCTCATATTTTTCAATCGACAAAAGAAAAATGGGTGATCCACTTTTTGTTGGTGAACTTATGAAAGAAATTAACAACGTTTCTGGCGTTGTGAATGTGATTGAAATCAGGGTCTTTAATAAAATTGGTGGGGAATATTCTTCGTCTGAAGTTTCCCAATCATACAAAGACTCCGTATCCAAAGAAATTTTACAAAATGATTTAACAATCTTTATGAAATCGAATCAAATTTTTCAAATAAGATTCCCTAGTAAAGATATTAAAATAAGGATAAAACCACTAAATTCGACTACATATTAATCTATTTTTTACTTATCTTTTTAAACATAGAAAATTGATAAGTTTCTATTTATAGATAATATGGTTCAGAAGCACAGAATTAATACGAGGTTAAACACCGACAAGAGGGTCACATTAGAATTAAAACAAAATTATGACCTTCTTGAGATATTATCTTTAAAATTTACTCAACAAGACGCGTATACATCTCTTTGTGCCGATTATGGTGTTGTTTGTGGTAGAATCTCCGTAAATAATGGACTTGGCATTCCCAATGCGAGAGTTTCTATTTTTGTACCCTTAACGGAACAGGATGAACTAGATCCTATTGTCTCAGCTTTATATCCATATAAATTAACTAGTGATATTAATGCTGATGGTTACAAATATAACCTACTACCATCCAGAAAACAGCATGGTGGTCATGAACCAACCGGAACTTTTCCTGATCAAACCGACATCTTGACAAGGGAAGAATATTTAGAGGTGTTTGAAAAATATTACAAATACACTGTTAAAACAAACTCTTCTGGTGATTTTATGATTTGGGGGGTTCCTCTCGGGGAACAACTATTACACGTTGATGTTGATTTATCAGATATTGGTTGTTTTTCTTTAAGACCATATGATTTTTTAAATAATGGTTTTGGTGTAGATTCTTTTAAAAATACATATTCTTTTAAATCATCTACAGATCATGCATCGTTACCACAGATTGTTTCCTTTGACAGGACGATCGATGTTGCGCCGTTTTGGGGTAATGTTGATTTATGTCAAATAGGGATTACTAGAACTGACTTTGATTTATCTGATCAAGGTGTTAAAATAGAGCCTAAAGCATTTTTAATAGGTGGAACATATACAGATACAGGTAAAAACGCTTTAAACAAAAATTGTCAACCCAGAAGAAAAATGGGTAGGAAATGTGACCTAACAACTAAAACAGGAACAATTGAGGCAATTAGATTTTCAAATAGAAAAGATGCTAGTAATAGACCAATATTAGAGTTGTTGGATGAAAATCAAGATATACCTGACGATGGTTCATTTGTTATGCAATTACCAATGAATAGCGAATTTATATATACAAACGAGTTTGGTGAAAATGAAATTACTAATGACCCAAATAAAGGAATACCAACTGCGGCTTGCTATAGATTGCGTTTTTCACTAGATGATAATGGTAATGAAAGGGTGAGAAAAAGCGCATCTTATTTAGTACCAAATATTAGAGAATATTCCGGTTTAGAAGATGAATCATACGCGTTCTCAACTTCATGGGACGACTACCCAACAAGTGCGGTATCAAACGATTCAAATAGAGGAATATTATACAATGAATTAGGTCTATATTATCCTAGAGATTATTTTTATAGAGTAACATATAATAAGGTTTACACAATATCATCATTTCAAAATATTCACTATAAAGGATCAACATTTTCAAATGATAGATATGTCGGCATTAAAGAAATTGTTCCAACAGAAGAGGAGGATTGTTCGAGTGAAATCGTAACACCACCGGTTAACTTTGGTGTTAAAAATTTCACATTTGCATTATTAATATCTGAAGTCCTATTATTTTTAGAACATTTACTTAATCTACTTATATTAACATTTTTCAATGTTATTACAAAGGTATTCCACGCATTGGCGGATGCTGTTGATTTTTGGCCCATTAGAAAACTATCAAAAGCCATTAGAAAATTTGCATATCGATTACAAGATGCATCTCAAAGAGAATTATATCTAATTAATTATCCAGAATGCGAAGAATGTAATGATTCAGATTATGGTGTTCAAGGTGGTTTAGGTGATACAACAAATTTTTGTGAAGTTGGTACAGTGACTATTGAAGGTAGTGACGATCAAACAAATAGAACATTAGTTGCAAGTGGCTTCACATTTTCTAATCCAGCAGACCCAACTAGTAATTGTTATACTGGAGCAACAGTCCCAACAAATACAACAAATTTTATTTCAAATCAAAGCAATTATATTATATCTTATTCTGCATTTGGGGTGGCATTAACAGGAACAACAATTTTTACATACGATTCAGGTACTAGTGGATATACATTTCAGGATGATTCCCAAATTTTTACAGATATTACCAATTATACTGTTACAATTAGAGACAAAAATGCAACAGAAAATCAATTATCAATAACAACCTTATTAGAAGATGGTTGTGAATTATACGATGTCCCGTATGATGAAAATTTAGTTGAGATATATTATATAGGTACCGGTAGAACAGAACAATCAAGTTACTCCCCTGGTGATGATGTTACAGCAACAAAATTATCCGATACGAGTGATTATAGGCTAGTAACTAGTTATGATGGAGAATCATACACACCGATATCACCATCAGGGTATGTTGAATTTACAAATGGTATATTCAAAATTATACCAGGATCGTTAAGTAATGCTAGACTATTCAACATATTAAAAGAATATAGAAGGAGAAAAAGAGTTGGGAAATTATTTTGTGGCGGAATTGTAAACTATTCTTTTATTGATAACTGGTTATCTGGGTCACTTTATTTTTTTCAATTCAAAGGTAAAAAAGGAAAATACTGTGAGGATGTTGTAAGATATGTTAATAACCAAGATAAATTTTATTATCGTTCAGCAATCTATACATCAGAAAGTGATTGGGGTGGGGTAAAAAATGGCCAATTAGGTAGACCAACGACAATGGTTGATCTAGGCCCAAGAGATGAAATTATTAAAGAAATTTGTACTGACCCAGGTTTAGATCCAAATTGTTCCGTTAGTAGATCGATAGGTCCAACATCATATCAAAATTTTGGTGAGCTACTTGGCCTTGCAATAAATTATAGAATGGATGTTAGCGATAACTCATTCGATATAAATGATTTTTTTGATAATGGCGGGTTTACATTCACAAATAGGGTGTTAGATGGGGATATTTTACAATTAATATATATTAATAATGAAGTTGGTATCGAAGAATTTGATTTACAAAATCCAAGATATCTTGGATATTCATATCAATGGTTAGATCCAGATTTATTACCTGATCCATTTAAAAACGGCACATCTGTTTATGGACCATTACCTATAACTTTTTATTTAGATGAAGATGGCCAAAGAGTTAGAGCATGTTTAAATGAACCAACCCATATTGCAAATGATGGATCTACCCTAGTTCAAGGAAGACTAACAGAATCTTCACAAAAAGTTCCATTTTATTTGTGGGATAAAAAGGGCAGTGGGTTTGGTGCTTATAATTCAACAACATTAGATAATCAGTCATGGGATTATAATAATTCAAATATACAAATCCAACCCCTACAAGGCATGACATATGGTTATAATATAACTGGCGCAACAGATGATTCTAGCGATAAATATTTGTTACTACCTATGACATATACATTTAGTGGGTTAACCCTAAATACAGGTAATGTTACCGATGATCTTGAGTTTGATGAAATATCAACAACGAATAACCATAGTTTATTTGATAGTCAATATCCTGGATTTACCT